CAAGACTGGCAATCTACCAGATGCAGAAAAGCCATTACCATTCACTCAGCAAGAATACAACAGACGATACAAGCTCAAGACAAGAGAACCATTGAGAAAAATACCTACAGTCACAGTAAGACCAGACTTTGCTTCTCATTGGCTTTTTAATCCGATAGCAGAGGTATAAATGACTTGTAACCAAGAATGTAATCAGGGAAGAAATTGCGTATGCTCAAAAGAATCTCAAGAAGAATCAAATTTGTTGCCATGTATCTATTTGTTGCTTTCATGTTCGGCAATCTTTTTGGCAGCTATGGTAGCTATGTCTTTATAGCCAAAGACTGTGCTGTGATGCAAACTTTTAGAATTGGTGATACCGCCTACTCATGCAAGAGGTTAGCTCCATGATTATTGACCCAGTAGATTTGGCAGATAGACTGTATGAACTTTTGCAAGCAAGGCTACCTAATGGTGGATATGTTGTAAAAAAACAACACAGAGAGACAGTAATAATGGCAGAACATTTATTAAGGGAGTTATTTGAAAGATGAATGAAGAACTAGCAAAAGATTTTTGGACTCAGGTCAATGAAATTGAGCAATTGAGCTGTAAAGTAAATAGTTGTCAGTCTATAATTGCCATCTGCGCAGAAAGAGCTTTAGGTGATGACTCTGGCGCATTGTGGGCTGCCTCAGATATTCTTAACGATATAGAGTCCAAATTGGATGACAGAGTTCACAAATTATTATTGATATACCGACAACTTCAAGAACCAGTTAAAAAGGCTAAAAAGAAATGAACCTAGAAAAAGACTTTACCCTCTCAGAAGAAGAACTAGAAGTAATCAGAGAAGCAATCCGCAAGACAATGGCTGAATATTTAGCGAGCTTGCAATGATTAGATGGTCAGGAACTATACTGTGTTTGATAGGTATAGCCCTGACTTCTCTCAATATATACCCTTTAAACCTCTTATTTGGGCTTATAGGCAGTTTTCTGTGGACAGTCCAAGGCTACCTATACAGGGACAATGCTTTGCTCTTGGTGGAGCTTGTAGCAGTTATTATATATTTGGTAGGTCTTGTTAGGGTTTTCCCTTAGACAGTCCAAATCTTTCCTCGGAAAGTAACCTCACCTTTATCTTCATTCCAGACTTGCACTAACTCAGGTGGTAGCAACTTGCCATCAACAAAGGTTAGAACTGCGAATCCACTTCTCCAGTCTTTAGGGTTGTCCTCTGTATAGTCAGAGAACTGGTCACCCATTGGGTTAGCTAGGCAGCCTGTCTGCACACCATAGCGAGTTCCCTTGTAGTCTGTGAATGGCTCTACCTTTAACTGGTGAGTATGACCTGTGACAATAGAAGTGCCAGCAAAGGTTGTGTTGTTTGAACCTGCATAGCGACCACCTTTCCATCTGTGTTTAATCACAGTATCATCATTAATCCAGAATGACCAACAAGGTTGCCATAGCGGAAAATGGTCTTTAAGTGTAAATCCTTGGACTCCTTCATATTGCGGAGCTTGAGCTGCTAGGAAGTTCTCGAATCGAGCATCATGGTTACCTAGAGTCCAGATAAGATTAGACTTGTGGACTGAGGCTTCTTCGATAGCAGATAAATGGTCTTGGACTGCTTTGAGTTCTTCGATTACAGAAGGCTTTGAGTCCCAGCCAATTCTAGGATGTCGGCTGATAGATGCACCATCAAAGGCATCACCATTGTTGATAATGACTTCTGGCTTGTGGGCTTTGATGAATGTCAGCAATGCTCTAAAGGCTGTGCTGTAATCATTAGGATAGAAGTGAGCATCTGAGAACACTACTACTTTGCCATTCTCAATAACTGTTCCTCTGCGGACAGAGTGCCTAGTTTCTTCTAGCTTCTCAGCTAGTTTTTGCTTTGCAACATTTCTATCAAAAGTAATGGTTTGCTTTAAAGGATTATCAGTTACTAAAGCAATATTGTATTTAGACTCTAGATAATTTCTTCGCCTCATAATGGCACGAACATCAACACCAAGAGCTTTGCTCATTCCTGATGGTGACTGAACTTGTTTCCATAACTCAATAAACTCTTGGTCTGTGCAAACTGCTTTTGTCATTACAATTCCTTAGGGTCAAATCCTAAAGTAATAGCAATCTTATGGGATAACTGATTAAAGTTTGCATCATGCTTATCCCAGTTCTTGCATCCCTTTAGGTATAGCCTCATATGGATAATTTCATGGGCTACAGTTTTTACAACAGTATCCAGATGACCATTCTTAGCTTCAGATATTCTGATGACATGAGGTTCTGGCTCGTATTCACCCAAGCAGGTAGGGTCTTTGTGGACTTCAAACCCTACTTGTTTAGATGGTGGTAGATTCCACCGATTAAAAGGTGGCAGACAAATTAACATCTCATATACCGCTTGAACAGTTGGTGGAGTTACTAATTTCATCTGCCTAGTATCCTAGTTAATTATGACAAAAATAAGGCTTTCTCATCTTTTCTTCGGTTATCTAATCCTCTGAGGACTTTACCACCAGCTTTATTCCATGTCAAAAGCTCATCCATAGCACCTTCAAAGTCACCTCGGTTGTATTTCTGTCTAACCTGACTTCTTTGCAGATTGCCTAGTCCGACATTGAATGAGAATGACACCAAGCAGTCTAGATGGTTTTGATTGTTAGCTGTCTCTGGACATAACCTAAGAACCCCAGCCACAAAGCGAGCTAGGTCTTTTTGGAGAATATCGTCTACCTCATCCATTGATAGAGTCCTGTCCCACCCAGCAGGGATAGGCAAAGCCTTTCTATCAGCAATGGGTACTCTGGCATGGTTAGGGTCAATGACATGACCGACACCAACAGTCCAGAGGAGAGCAGGACATTGATAAGGCTTAGTCCTGACTCCTTCGTGATGCTTAATCATCTTTAAGCATTTATCACTAATTTTCATTTCTTATTCCAGCCTCTAGAGCCAAACCAGTAGCCAATAATAGCACCAAGCATAGCCATCTCATCTTCGCTGAAAATCATGTCTGTAGCTTTGATAAAGTCATCAACATTGGTAATCAAAGTACCATGATTAAAGATATAGATGCCCATACCGATATTAATGATGAACAACTCAGCGACAAACAAATAGGTCACTAATGGTCTAACTGTAGCTACAAAGGTAGAAGCCCAAGGAGCAGCTCTCTCTAAGACTTTAGCATCATGCGCATATGCAGCCTTGGTCATCTCTGCATCAGTCTGCATCATTACTTGGTCTGTGCGGATTTCTTCTACTTTGGCTTGGGCTAAGAAGCCTCTTTCCATCATCTCAAGCTCTCGCTCAGTCTGCATCCTAGAAAGCTCTAGCTCATGCTTCTTGTCTGACTTATCTTGAAAATACTCTAATAACTTTGGCAGACCTGATACCAATAGACCGCCTAGTGTTGAAATCAATGAAAACATACTTACTCCTAGTTATTTGATAATGGGTTATCTAAGGCTCGCTTAATCTTGTTATCTACTTCTTTACGCATTTCTCGTAAGTCTTTATCTACTTCTCTAGATAACTGCTTGCCATCTCTCTCGACTTGCTCGACTACCTTCTCAAGTCTGCGGACATCATTCTTAATATCATTCTTGATGTCTCTAGTGTAATCATTGACCTTGGCTGTGGATTCTTCCATCAATGCCAGCTTCTTGTCATACTCTGTAAAGTCAGGGCTGACATAGTTCTTAATGGCAGAGCGCATACTCATATAGTCGTTATAGAATTCAAAAGCTCCCCAAAATGCACCACCAACCACAGGTGCAATAGTTATAACTAATACCATTAGCTTATTCGTTAGTTTAAAACTAAAACCACCGACACTAATCTCTTTTTCGATATTGTCCATCTACCATTTCCTCATGCTTAATTTGACTATTTTTTGTTAAGAAGTAAAAAGCCTTGCCATTGTCTTGGATAGGTCTCTTGACTATTTGCAGGTACAACAAATCCACAATCTGAGGAGATTGAGGAATTGGTCTATCTACAACTACTGCGCCTACTTCTGGAGCTTTTACAGCAGCTTTAATGGGTGCTTTTGGGTGTGTTTTTGGTTGTTCCTTCTTATCTTCCTTCTTTTCCTCTTTCTTCTCCTCTTTCTTTTCTGTCTGACTAGTTAGCTGACTAGTTGTCTGACTAGAAGCAGTTTGTCGAGCAATAACACTAGTGGGACTAGTCTGGCTTGTAGGAGAAGGAGTTGAGATAGTTTGGTTTACTACAGGGTCTGCTACTACCTGTGGCTCGCTTGCAATGACTACAGTTGCAGGTGCGCTAGGAGCAATGACATTGGCTAAAGCATAGGCTTGAGCATATCCGCTACAAGTTCTGTCATACAGAGGATTTAGTCTGCATTGTTCTGCAAAGTAAGCCTGTTGGTAGTTAGGACAGTTTGTGCTATACAGTTGCGATATACCGCATTGTTGAGCTAGATAAGCCTGTTCATATCCTTGGCATCTGTTGTTATACAAAGGATTCTGAGTGCATTGATAGGTAAAGTAAGCCTCTGCATACCCTGTGCATCCTTGGTTATATAAAGGATTTAGCGAGCATTGCTGATTGAAGTAAGCTGCCTCATACCCTACACAGTTTCTATTAAAGAGTGCATTAATACTGCATTGCTGATTAAAGTAGGCTTGCTCATATCCTTGACAAGAAGTGCTATACAGGGGATTTAATGAGCATTGTTGTTCTAGGTATGCCTGTTGATAATTAGGGCATTGTGGGCTGTATAGAGAGCTTATAGAGCATTGTTGAGCTAAATAGGCTTCTTGGTATCCTGCACAGCTAGAATTGTGTAAAGGATTAGTCAAACAGGCATTACCAGTTGATTCTGTTATATGGTTAAAGCTACCTTGAGTAAAGCCAGCTCCATGATAATACTGATGGAACTCACCGACATCTCCAGTTCTGCCGATAGTTACAGGTCTCCAAGGACTGATATTAACCTGTTCATAGTGCATACCGATATAGCCACTAGGTCTAATCTCGACACCAAAGGTATTTAGATTTTGTGGGACTCCATACTCTGAGATATTTTCCCACTTATATCGCTGATACTGTGGTGTGCCTTCAGTTAAGAACCGACCTGAGTAGTTAATAAGGTCTGTCTGCAAAGGCATAATGGCAAAGCTAAAAGGAGTGCCATTGTTAGTTCTTAGGTCAAATCCTGTGCAACACCAATGATTTGTAGGATTGAGAAAGCCAACAACACCATTGCTGAACATATAAGATTCAGTAAAGACACGACCATAGTAAGGAAAGCCAAACTGCAAAGGAACTCTAGCATAGCCATCATCAGAAATCCTGTGTTCTATGACTTGAGCCTGTACTATGCCAATACAGGCTAGTAAGGCTACCAGCCACTTCATTTAATCTTTGGTCTGTCTGGAATCATCTTAGGGTTAGCAAGCCAGTATTCTTTAGCTTGAACCCCTACCATGCCATCTACAGGGCAATAAGTGCCAGCATCCCACATACCCCACCATATAGCAGAGTCTTGGCACATCACCGACACAGCAGCAGTTTTCATCTGCATCATAAACAATGATTCAGCCTTAACAATCATCTCGCAGTTAGTGTCCTTAACAGTAGCTCCAAAAGAGATACCAAGGATTTGAGTCTGAGTTGCTCCTGAGATACCTGTAGAGCAGTTCTTATTGTTAATAGTGGTGATATTAGGAGAGATAGCAGAAGGTGGTGGAGACTTTACTGTGGTCTCTGATTTGCTAGTAGACTCAGTAACAATCGGTTGAGCATTTGTTGAATAAGCAAAAAGAAAGCCAATAAGACAAGCCCATATAACTAGTATCTCTCTCATAGCTTTAATGCAATCCCTAGTAATACAACAATGATGAAGCCACAAGCACCAATGATAATTTGCTCTAATCGCTTTAATCTAGCATTGATGCCTTCATATCGGACAGCACAAACTGCTTCATGGGAATTAAGTCTTGCTTCTGTTTGACTTAGTGTGACTTCATCTACCATCTTTTACTCCGCTTTAGGTTCTTCTTTAGCTTCTAAAGATGCTTTGAGCATATTCATAAAAGCCTGTTTTCCTACTGATAACTGGTCTAAATTGAATTGTGATGAGGCAATCTTGCGGTCTAAATCAAGAAGATGATTAACCATCATCTGTTGCTCCTGAGTTAAATCCTCATACTGATATTCAACACCATCAATTGTAACTGGGGTCTTTTTATCTTTTCCCATTACTTTCTCCTTACTAGTTAAAAAATCTTTATTCTGTAGCCCAAGGAAGTCCTGTAGCAGTCACAGGATTCTTTTGAGCTTCAATCTGTGCCAATACAGCAGCTTCAGTAGCTTCTTTATCTACTGATTCCCATACCCAAGCCAATACTGTTTCTTCAGTTAAGCCTTCATATGGTACTGATAGTTCACCGTCAAAGCCACAAGAAGCATATACAGAGCCTGTGTAATCACCGTCTGTAGCTGTGCATTGCCAATGAGCAGTTGTTACAAAACCATCTGCTGTGTTACGGTCTAATTGAGATACTGTCCATACTGTTGTCATTTATTACTCCTTATTTAGATTCTAAAGTTTCAATACGAGCTTTTAGGTCTGTAATGATGGCTTGTTGTTCTTGAATTGCTTTAAATGCTAAAGAAACTAAAGAACCATAATCAACGCCTAATTGTTTTTCAGGGTCACCTGATACCACTTCAGGAATTACTTTTTGCAATTCTTGGGCAATAAATCCAATATATTCACCCTCAACATCATTCATTTCATAGCTTCTAGGTTGTGTTTTTAAAACATCAGCTAATCCATATTTAATATCTACAATGTTCTTCTTTAATCTTACATCTGAAGCATTTGTCCAAGCACCAGCGGAGGACAAAGTTGCGTTATTTGTTCCGCTATCAAAATTAAGCGAATTATTAGTACTTAGTAAATAAATTAACCTAAATTGACCATTTGTTGTTCCGTACCCAGTAGCAATTCCAGTAGCAGCTCCTGCCGTATTCCAAACAGATAATCGAGCGTTTGCGTTTAGTGTGCTTGTTCCACCCACTAGCAAGTTACCAGAACTATCTATTATCATGCGTTGATTTCCACCATTGGTGAAAAATGACATTGCATTGCCGTTATGGTCGTATCTAATAAGTCCGTTGTAAACGCTTGCTCCACTTGTGCCATTAGCAAATAGTATCTGCCCAAGACCAGTTGAGCCTGACCCAACAGTTATAGAAGTGTTTGATGCACTTACAACAGCTAATTTAGAGCTTGAATCATAACTGCTAGGACTACTTGTACCAATACCTACATTACCACTAGAGTCAATACGCATCCGCTCTGTGTCGTTTGTTCTAAAAGCAACTGGATGATTTGTACGAGTTCCTACATAACCTATTCCACTTGAACCCATCATTTCGAGAGTTGTTGAGCCAGAGTTTGATATTGCTTGAATAACACCATAATCTGAACCTTGAACTGCCAACATCTTAAAGTTGCTACCAAAGTTAGTAGGACTACTTGTACCAAT